GACTGTGATAAAGCTGTAATACCTAACATATAATATAATCCTTAAAAGGAGACAGGGGGTATGTGGTGGTGCCCTGCCTCCATTATAATATACTACCTTTTAAACCAAGATGGAAGACCTAAATGTGGTCTTTTGTCAAACATATTTTCTTTGGATCCAGGAGTCTTTTTATTGTTATAGTGCAAAAAAACTTGAACACATTCTTTACCTTTAAATTTATTTCTCCAATGTTCTAATTCACAACCGGAGTATACTAACATATCTCCTGGCTTTAAATCTACTTTAATACCTTTCATACCTTCTTTACCAGATGGCTCTAAATATATTGGCCAATCATCACCACCTAGATTCATAGTAGTTGATATCTCACAACTAAATCTATCTTTATGTCTTTTTAATTCATCACCTTTTTTATATATTCTAGCATAAGTATAAGCAGGATATAATTTTAATTTAGTTACTTCTTCCATTTTAGGAAGACATTTAAGTAATAAAGTTTCCATTGCAATATTAGCATATTGAGAATATGTGTTTGGTATTTGACCATCTGGTTCTTCATAGTATCCAATAATATTTTCAAATGGTGAAAAATATCTACTCTCTCTACAAGTATCATAAACTTGTTTCTGCATACAAAAATAGTTTGCAACAAATGTAGCTAAATCTTTTGATATTGCTTGTCTTATAACTGTATATTTATTTTTATTAAATGACATCTCTAGCCATCTCTTTCGGTACAGCTTGTATGTTCCAATGTATAAATCTAAATGGTTCTACACCATGATCTACTGCAAACTCATGTTCTAAGTAACCTGGAAATATAATTAAAGTTCCAGGTGTTACTTTAAAATGAATTAATTCAGTTCCATGAAATATACCATTACCATTTTTTAATTTTAATTTTGTAGCACGTGCACCAGTACGTGGTTCATGAAATATTGGAAAAGAAGTTTTATCACTTGATTTTAAAAAATAAAAACCTGATACATGTTGATTCCAATGTATATGTGCATTATGATGTCCTCCACCTTTTTTAGCAAACTCTTGTACCCATAACTCACTAAACATTGTAGTATATTGCTGCATATCAAAACCTTGCCAATCTAAAAACTCCCAAGACTTTTGACCTATATAATTTCTAAAATCTAAAAATTTATTATCTTGAGCTAAAGGTGTTGAATGATAACTTCTTCCAAAGTCACCATATTCTTTGATGTAATTTTTTTCTCTTTTTTTAGCATCTTTTATATATTGATTAGAAGCTTTATTTAGAGATTTTACAAACTCCGGTTTTTGTTCAATCCATATAGGTGTCTTAAAATATTCATTAATTATCATATTAAAAATAATCCCATTCTTTATATTCTTTAATTATACTTTCTGGTAGATAATCTTCCACTGCATACTCCTGTTTATTTATATTTTTTTTAACTAAATGTAAAGAGTTAGAGTTAAAAACAGAATCATCATATATAACGTTATTAATAGAAAGTTGTTTTAAATTAGAAAATGAATGTTTAAATGGTTTTAATTCAAAAAAATCATATATTTCTTTTATTTTATTTTTTGGTTCTTTAATTAAATCATCATATTTAATTAATAAATAATCTTTTTTATATTGTGTAATAATTGTTTTAGTAGATAACCAATCCCAATATACTTTACCTTTTTCAGGATGCATGGCTTCTAAATATACAAAATCATAAACATTTTTTGGTCTATGTATTTTTACAAGAGAAGCTAAAACTTCTATTAAAGGTCTTACCAGTAATAAAAATTTTGGTTTTTCTATAATTTTATTTGTTAGTAAGGTTAAATTTAAAGGAGTTCCCCAACCTGCTCTATCAAAAATAACTTCAGCATTTAAATGTTCATAATAATTTGTAAACAATTTTTTTAATAAATTATCAACACCTTTCTTTTCTGGAAAATTTTTTATCCATATTGAATTATACATTTCATTAATACTATAAGCTATTTGAACTAGTGGACTATTTGCTGTTGCTACTATATTTTTATTTTGATTTAAAATAGAGGATAACAATGTATTTCCTGATCTAGAATAACCAGCTAAAAAATAAAATTTTTTATTCACTTAAATGGATATCCAAGGTTCCACATTACCAATGAATACCTCACTCCTTTGGTTACAGGTTTTACTCTATGCCATACAAATGAAGGAAATACAATAATAGATCCCTTCGGTAATATTTCTTTTGCTTGTTTTAAATGTTTGACTTCTTCTCTCATGTGAGGGTCATAGTTTCTAAAATCAAATTCTAATTCACCACCTTCATATTCTGATCCATCTGTTAATTGACAAGTCATAGATAGTTTTCTAACTTTACCATGTTCAGGACCTTGCTTTTCATATGGTTTATCCCACCCGTCGCAATGCCAATCATAGTACTGGTTTAATTTATATTTTGTAAATTGACAAGACTCACTTCTATCCCAATCAAAATTCCAACCAGCAGCTTTATTTGCTTGATGTATATATGGATGTAATTCTTTATATATCCAAGTATCATCTAACCAAACTAAATCAGAATTTCTTTTCTTTTTCATATCTTTAATTTCATCATAAGTTAATTTTCTATCTCCATAACCACCAGTTCTAGCCATAGATTCAGATTTAGATAATCCGTATTTAATTATATCATCACAAATTTTAGGAGGTATTGCAGATGTAAAATACCAATAGTAATTAGATATATTCATAAGTTATTGTCTGTATAAAATTCAATGAATCTTTCTGTTTGTTTTTTATGTAATACATATTTGTTGATGGAAACATAATGAACATGTTGTCTTTTAATTCAATATCCCAACTTCTTCCTTTACGTCTGTTGTCTTCATAATGTATTCGAACAAAACAATCTTTAACTTTAACACCATAAAGCATTGTAAAGTCTGGAGAATTTCGTAGATCCACTGGATCAACTTGTAATAAAGGAATTGTTGTTTCCGCAGGTTTATAGATATTTCCCCACGTTGATTTATTAATTAATTTAATACCATATTCAAGACCGATGTGATCTCTCATATATGTATTTAACATATCCCAAGTTCTTGAAAATGGAAATTCTGAATTTGTAAATGTTGATTGTAAAATGTCTCCTGATAATTTATCTCTATCAATGTCCCAATCTTTAGGCATTGTTATATCACCAAAATATAATGCTTGTTCTGTTAATACTTTCTTGTCCATACCACCACCAGATATATATTAAGCTAATCTATTTGTCAAACTCCAACCAGTTGTATTATCAGCTTGATATGCATCTTCATTCCAATCATAGCTCCATAAATGAGTTCCAGCTGTATTTTGATTTTGTTGTTCTTCAGTTAATGCTGGAGCATCTCCAATTGGAGATTGCCATCTTGCTTCTGAAATTAATTTAACCCATGAAGCAAATGGTTTTTTAGGCCAAAAAATTTCATTGTCTTCATCCCAAGTATAACCAATACCTGCATAGTTTCCTCTAAATGGAGTTCCATTGTTTTTGTGTTGATTATTAAATGTATTGTAGGATGTTTGAATCCACATTTGTGCAGGCCAATTGTTGTGTTGTTCTAAATATTGTTGTCCTACTGTTTCATCTTCAACACCATCAGCGTTTAACATATCATCATTATTCAAAGTTAATACTTGAATAACTTTACTGTTAGCTCCTAGTTTTGCGAAATGTGCCATAATTGTCTCCTATTATATATTAATTTTAATTTTTATTCAACTACTGAAATTTGTATTTAATAATAACAATTCCTGAACCACCATTACCGCCTCCACCACCAGATCCAGAGGTTCCTCCACCTCCGCCTCCACCAGTGTTTGTTGTTCCTGCAAATCCTGTAGCTGGTGGACCTCCACCATCTCCTCCACCACCAACACCGCCAGCACCACCACAATTACCAGGTGAACCAGGGGGATAAGAATAGGCTCCACCTCCACCTCCTCCAGCATAAACTCCTGAATTTGGTTGACCAGGATAATTTGTACTTACATCTTTTCCAGCACCACCAGTTGTTCCAAATCTTATAGGGCCACCTGGTGCACAACTTCCTGCTGTAGTTGCACCGCCTCCTCCTGTAGCACCTTTTCCTCCAGGTGCTAGAGTATAATTTCCTCCAGGATTTCCTTGAGGTGGACTAACGGGAGGGGTATTACCTGCTCCTCCAGTCGCAGGACCACATGCTGCTCCTACTCCTCCTCCTGAACCTCCACTTACTCCAGTTCCAGGTCCTACAGCTGATCCTCCACCACCTCCAGCTGAAGTGTATGAAGTTGATAATGCTGCTACTGAATTAGAACCAGATGACCCATTTCTAGGAGGAGATATACAACCGCCAGCACCACCACCCCCTACTGTAATTGGATAACCCGTAGCAGTAACTGGAATGGATGTAAGGTCTCTTAAACCACCAGCTCCTCCACCACCTGAGTTATAACCACCACCAGCTCCACCTGCTACTATAACAGTGTCAATAGTATCTGATCCAGAAGCATTTCCAGCACATGTCACTGTAAAAGTTCCTGGACCAGTAAATCTATGAAATTTAAAATCTCCTACAGTTGTAATTGTACCACCTGTAGCAGTGACATATTGCGGGCTAACAATATCATCAGCTTGTGCAGCATCAATTAATAACCAACCTTGTGTTGCATCAACATAAACTAATACTATGCTTCCACCTTCTGTGTTTATTTTAGCATCAGCTGCATTTCCTTGAATATTAGAACCGTTACGACCAATTGTAATATTATTTGTATCTGCAGTATTTGCGTAGTCATCAATACCTACCACATCTCCTGCACTTGGTGACGATGGCAGTGTAACTGTAATAGCTCCTGAAGTTGTATTTACAAAATATCCATTTCCACTTACTGCAGTGAACCCTGAAGTTTTAGCAGTCGTGTCCCATGTAATGGCACCTATATTACTAAAAAGGCCATTATTTATTAAAGTTGTTCCGCATGAATTTACACCCATTGTTTACCTATTGAAATTTGTATCTAATGATAACAATTCCTGAACCACCAGATCCAGCTGTACCTGGACTTGCTGGAGCTCCACCACCGCCACCGCCAGTGTTTGTTGATCCATTATATGGAGGTGCTCCACCTCCACCACCACCTGTTCCACCTGCTCCACTTGTAGTTCCTGGAAAACCATCTCCTCCGCCACCACCTCCAGCATAAGCTGTTGGACTTCCTGAAATTGATGTAGTTGCACCATTTCCACCTGTGCCAGCTGCTCCGCCAGGTCCATTTGTTCCACCTGCAGCAGTAGCTCCACCACCTCCAGCTGCTCCATAAGGAGAAGAAGTAACAGTAAGAATTCCACCTGGATTACCTTGAGGTGGACTCACTGGAGGAGTATTACCTGCTCCAACATTTCCTGCTGAACACGCTCCTCTTACACCTCCACCAGATCCACCAGTACCACCTGTAATTCCTGGTGTTCCACCACCTCCTGCAGAAGTTATACTTGAAAAAATAGATGCTGATCCATTAGCTCCTTCTCTAGGAGAACTTGTTCCTGCAGATCCACCCCCTCCAACAGTAATTGGATAACCTTGAACAGAAACAGGTAAACCATCTGGGGCATTTAATGGACTAGCTGTATAACAATCTGTAGATGCTTTACCTTCTCTATAACCACCAGCACCACCTCCACCACCAGTTACGGCAGTAGGGTCGGCTACACCTTCACCGCCACCGCCACCGCCACCGCCAGCTACGACCATATAAGAAACTGAATTTGATCCTTCTGCATTTCCTGCATTTGATACGCAGAAAGTTCCTGGACTTGTAAAAGTATGAATTTTAAAATCACCACAACAAGTTACTGTTCCACCTGTTGCAGTTATAAATTGTGGAGAAACAATGTCAGTTGCTTGAGAAGAAGATGTAACCTTCCATCCTTGTGTACCGTCGACATAAACTAATACTACAGATCTACCTTCTGTATTTATTACAAAATCTGCAGCTTGACCTTGAATATTAGATCCATTTCTTCCTATGGTGATGTTGTTTGTGTCAGCTGTATTTGCGTAATCTTTAATACCTACGATATCACCTGCAGAAGGTGAGCTCGGAAGCGTTACTGTAAATGCTGATGATGTAGTATTACAAAAATATCCATTACCACTTACAGCAGTGAATCCTGAAGTTTTAGCTGTTGTATCCCAAGTGACTGCTCCTATATTTTCAAAAACTCCTTGGTCTAACATTGTAGTTCCGCACGATACTACTCCCATTATGAATCTCCTTCTATTTTAGATAAATTAATTTTGAATTTTTCTCCAGATATATTATTTATCATGAATATATTATCTTTTCCTTCTTGTAAAGTCCAGTTGCCTTTTGTGCCATCAACCATGTTTCCTTGATTTTTAGCTTCATTAGATAAATGTAAATCCCCTGTATATAAATTTCTCCATACATTTCCTGAAGCTCCTAAATCATAAGTATCATTTGCACCAGGTACAATATTTCCTGTAGCAGTTATGCCTCCTGAAGTAACATCGCCAGCAGTGATGTCTCCCAAATCAGCTGTGATATCTACAATATTAGTTCCGTCAGAGTATAAAATTTTATATCCTTTATCGGTAGCTGACCATGTGGCACCTGTCCCAGAAGTAGTTTTAAAAGTTACTGTAAAAGCACCAGATGTTGCATTTTCAACTAAATAAGTTTTTTCTATTGAATCTGGAATAACTACATTTACATTAGTAGTAATGGTTCCAGTTAATCTTAAAACTTGATTTTTACCATTTGATAAAACACCATTTGAAAAAGTTAGAGTTGCACCAGTAGTTGCATTTAATCCTACCGCATCATAACCACCAATCGCTTGCTCAAGAATTAGTAAATTAGTGTTGGTAAACTGTCCCCAAGTTCCTGAGTTTTCTCCGGTTTGTTGTACAGTTAACTTTAAACTAGCTGATGTTGAGTTTGCCATATTTTAAATTCCTTAATATTTCCATTATAATTACATTATTATCTAAATCAAGCCACTTCTTTCCAACCTGGAGGATCGGTAGGAGCGCTTCCTGTGTTAACTTCTGTCCATACTACATTTTCAACAGTGTTTAATGTCATTGTCATCTCAATTCCTGTTGGTCTTGCTACTGAATCTGTAGCTGTAGCAGTTCCTTCTTGCATTGTTAGGTCAAAACCCGTTAAATCTATTAAGCTATTAGCATCTGCAACTGCTGTTCCAAGAGTAGCTGTTATAGCTTCTCCAGTTAAAGTAACATTTGCATCTGCACCTACGGTAACATTATCTTCCTGCATAGTCAGGTCAAAACCAGATAAGGTTAAATTAGCGTTAGCTGTAGTAGTAACACTACCTTGAGCCATAGTCATTCCTATGCCTGTAACATCTTCCGTCACAACATCTGTAAACCCTTGAGCTGTGCCTTGAGTAATAGTTAAAGCTTGTCCTGTTACATCAACATTTGCAATACCGGTAATTGAAACAGAACCTAAATTAGAAGTTAAAGCTTCACCTGTTGGAAATGCTACAACTCCAGAAAAAATACCAACATTACCTTCTGTAATAGTTATATCTTGACCTGTTAAAGAAACATTTACATCAATTACTATATTTGGAGATGTTTCTGCAATAGTAAGTTCTTGACCGGTTACTGCAACATTAACAC